TCACGCCGGATCCTCGCGCCACACGGGGACGCGCTGGATCTTGATGGCCATGAGCCGGCGGATGCGCAGACCGACAGCTTCACGCCCGGTTGGCGAAAACGCCTCGACATCGAGATAGCCGTGGTCGGCGCCGTTCTCGCATTTCATCCGGTGGGCCAAGGAATCGACGTCGACATCGCCAAGCAGCTGGATCAGGTCCGAGGGCAGGTAGCAGTGCGTGCGCTTGCAATAGCGGCAGCGCACGCGCACCAGGCGCATGGTGTCGTTGAGGTTCGATAGCGGGTAGTCTTTCCGCTTTGGCGCATAGGTCTCTGGCATGAGAACAGAAAAGGAACAATTTCCTGTTTCGTCAACATCCTTGACGAATTTTAGTGCCGTCACATATGCCACGCCGATGTTGTGGTTTTCACCGCCTGTTCCCGTCAAGACGAAGCGCGCCGGCGTGACGCGCGAGGTGAACAACGTTGAGGCCGCGGCGGAGGAGCTGCTGACATGGGACAAGCGCGACGCCACATGGCAGACGGCGGTCAAAGCCTGCATAGCCGCCAAGGAAGGCAGCGGGACGCCAGAAGCGGCCAGGCAAGCGTTTCTGGCAGCAGCGAAGGCGTGCGGTATGTTGCGCGGCCAATAAAAAAGCCGGCGCCGGCGAAACCGAGGCGGCCTGAATGTGGGAAGTGGTTTGATGGAGATCGATATCGAGGACGCCGAGGCCGCGCTGACGCTGATCAGGCGCACGATCGAGGAGCACTGTCCGCCCGGCGTGCTGCCCAGCGAAGAGATGGTCAACGGGCTCTATAGCCCGACATTGATGGGCGAGGCCGAGGCAATCGCCGCCGCGATCGTCGCCACGGTCGAGAGACTGCAATTGCAGACGACCGTGAAGCCGCCGGCGCCGAACATCAAGGCATAGCCTGAAACGCAAAAAGGCCGCCAAACCCCGAGGGATCAGCGGCCCATCATATTGCCGGCGTCGGGAAAATGATCACGGCTACGGCGGCATCCGCTTGCGCTCCTCGACCATGCCTTGCAGCGTCGCTGTCAGCGCTGCGACGGCATTGGACAGGCCGACGATCGAATCCTGCACCCGGTCGAGCCTGGTTAGGGTGGCGCTCTGGAACTTCTCGCTCGAGGCGGCATCCTGCACCTGCTTGGTTTCGACGGCGATCAGCCGGTCGGAAACCTTCGTCGCCTTCGAGGACGCTTCGGAGGCCGACTGCTGCGCCTCGACGATCTGCCCCTGCATCGTGTCGAGGCGCGTGTCCTGCCACTGCGAATAGAGCCAGAAGAGCAGGCCGATGGTTGGGAGCGCCAGCGCCATCGAAACCCGTGCGAACGCCAGCAGCAAGACGTTCTCGGCGATCTTCTGCGATGCGTTGGGCATATCGCTATCCTCGTTCACTATCCCGCCTCGTGCTGTGAGATGCTATTTCCAACAGCCGCGGCGCTGGCCGTTGCGGTCGTTGCCGAGCACGCGTTCATACCCAGGCCGGTCGGCCCCGATCAGCGCCACGGTGCCGGCCGGGCTAAGGCTTGCTTTCAGGAACCCCGCGCAGCTGGTCGCAGGCACCGACTGGCATGCCGCTCCCGCGCAGGCCAGAAACGCAAAGATCATAGTCAGACATACCAGCGAGCTTCGCATTGTCGCCCTTCCTTTCAAGTTCGGCTTTGACATCGGCCGCCGCGATTTCAGCGACGCGGCGGCTATAACCCTGGGAATCGCCTTTCCAGTGAGCGATGGGATAGACGATGACGCCGGCAACGATGGCGCCGGCGGCGGCGCCGACGCCAAGTTTGATCCAGTCGAGCAGGCCCAACATCATACCGGCACCGTGCCAAGCGCCTCGGCCAGGCGCTTGGCCTTGCGATTGGTGTACCAGCGCCAGGCGCCACCGCCGATCACCAGCAGTGCGCTGACGAGCGCCAGGATGACGACGATCTTGGTGATCCACTCACTGGCATAGGACAGGGGCGAGAGCTGCTCCTGGAGGCCCGACAGCGTGGCAGTGATGCCGAGGCCGCCGCCGCCGGCGCCGATCGCGGTATCGGCCGGCGCGGTCGATGGCGCAGGCTTGGCGTTCTCGACCAGCGCCTTGGCCTGTCCGCCATCGGTGAAGCTCGCCGCGATCGGCGTTTGGCCCGTCGCCCATGCCTGGCCGATGGCGCGCACATCCTTTACACGCGAGGCCCAGCCCTTGCCAAAGGTGCGCCAGGTCGAGAGGTGCTTGAGGAAGTTCAGCCTGGTGTCGCAGATCCTGTCGATCAGCGCGTCGTTGTTGTTGACCGCCTTGAGGGCGGCCAGCGTGCCCACGCCCAGGTCGCCATCGATCGGGCCGGTGTAAATCGGCCGCAGCGCCTGCTGCAGCCACATGATCGAGCGGCGCGGCCCGGAATTCACGGCGCCGTCGAACACTACATAGTCGACGCCGGCCGGCAGCAGGTCGCCTTTGACCGCGTCCCAATACTGGCGGTCATAGATGTCCTCGACCGCCTGGTCAGTGATGTTCTTCACAGACCGTTTGGGCAGGCCGCTGCCCTCGCGATAGGCATCATACACGCGCTGCGTGACGCCCTTGTTGGTCGGGCCGCCGGGGTCGGCCAGATGGTTCACATAGCCGCCCTCGTGCACCAGCACGCGGGCAAGCGATTCCTTCTCGCGGGATGCGGTCATGTCTTTCCCTTTCGGATGATGATTGGCTATGGTCGGCGCCGGGAGGGGCCGATGGGGGATATCAAGGTCAGGTACACGGTCGAGAGAATGCGCGGCGGCAAAGCCGTGGCGCGCACCGACGTTCAGGCCGGCAGCATGGATGAGGCGGCTGAAACGCTTGGGCCGGTCAAGGACGGCCTGGGCCGGGAGCCGGAAACAGGAGAATGGATACGGGTGACGGAGTTCGTCAGCGGCCGGACGAACTGGTTTTGGGCTGGGGATTAGGCCCCATGCTCCCGCGCAAAACCCATAGCGGGTTCCTTGTAGAAGGATTGCTGCGAAAGAAAAACCGAAGTACAAAGTCTCCGCTGCAGGGGGGATTTTGCTTTGGGCTTTTTGGGCTACGCTACTCAACGTTCGCGCGCCTTTGTGGACAGATGGCTGGATCGCCACGAGTGGCATGTCGTATCGCGCTACCGCCGCGTCACACTTGTTGACGGCACCCTATCCTCTGAGACCTACCTTTGGGGTCGCAAGATCAATGGTGTGTGGAGCTATCGTCCACTGACCAACGAAGAGTACAATCTCCACATTGCGGATATGGCCGTCTAGAGTTCGGCTCCCGCCGTCCAATGGCCCTGCACGATGTATGCGGACTTTGCTGCGGCGCCGATGACAGTCAGGTTCACGTCGAAACCCTCTTGTGAGACTGTCGTGGCAACGGCCGTGGCACTGCTGTCCTGATAAGACGAAACGCCATCGTACCACTGCCATCTGCCATTAGTGCCAGTGACGCCGCCCCCGGGCTTGTAAAACGTCAAAGTCGGGGCAACACGCATCGTCGTGCTAAAAGGCATGAACCCGACACCAATGGCGGTGGTTGACCAGCCAAAGCCTGGCTTCCAATGCGCGAGGACACCCTCTGCGGGCGCTGTCGCGTAGGGGAAGCTCTTTTGATAATAAGCCTTGCATAGATTGAGTTCGGTCTCCCAGGGCCTGCGCTCGAAGGGGGTGCCAACCGAGCCGATCTCCAACTGCACATCGGTCACCGCCCAGGGATCGCCTGTGGTTGCGGCCGCTGGATCATCACACCAGATGAACACCGCCACGTTCTTGGTGTTAGCGGTATTGAGTGTTGCCGATACCGAGAACCTGGTAAAGACGGCACCGGTTGCAGCGAGCGATACCGGCGCGTTATTCATAGTCCAGTTTGCCGCAAGCGTAGGTACGGTGCCGTCAGCATTCCATGCGGCAATGGGATTGGTCGGGGCGTCAGCCGTGCCAGTCCAACTGAGGATTGCCGCCTTGTATCCCGCAAGGTTTATGCCCTGTGAGGCCTCAAAGGAGAGCGTCACGGTCTTCCCGAGTAGCCCGATGATGTTCTTCTGCTCGATGAATTGGATGAACCCGAATTTCTTGGCCGCCGTTGCTGTGAACACCAGCAGGGAGTTCAGACCATTGGTTGGGATCACAGTTGGCGACTGGCTGACATTGGCAATATTATTCCCGTCCGAAAGCAGCTTCCAGCGGTCGAGCGTGTAGTTGCCGCTGTTGTTGAGCGATCCGGCAGAGGTGAACGACGTGCCCCGTTGGGACACCATCATTGCACCGTTGATGAGGACATTGCGGAAGCCAGCAAGCGGCCCGGTGTTCAGGGATTTAAGCCCAGACAGACCGCCGACACCATCGAAGGTGACGCCGCCGATGAAGGACTTGGTGGCACCTTCGGAGTAGAAGGCCCAGTTGTTGGTACCTGCCGTCAGTTGCTTGACGTAGTGCCCGTAGTTGTTGACTACCACGCCACCAACTTTGTTTATGTCCCAGATGCTGGAACCATATCGATTAGTGATCGTCCCCGCCGTGATGGCTGGAAGATCGACGTGACCGTACAGGTTGTCTACGGTGCCTGACGAGCCGTAAGTGGCTCTCCATTGTAGGCCGGCAAAGTGGTTGTAGTTCTGCGTCCCACTGACTTTGATGGGGGCATCATACGAGGCCGCAGCGGTCCCCCCAGCAGTCGGAACGTTATAGGTAGAGTTGTCAGAGAATGGGTGATATCCGCCCGCCCTGTCCGCTGTCACAACTTGGGCGGCAAGGAAGGTGATGCCCGTAGTGCCGGCCGCTCCGGGACCGGCATGGACGCCAAAAACTTCAGGCTCAGGGGCAATGGTCGAGCCCAGCCGAAGAACTCCGGCATCTGACAAGTGAGAGGTGGAATCCTTCTGTAACAGACCTGTTGAACCATTGAACCTTGCCAAGGCGCTATCCGCAGCAGCGTCCGGACCTGCGATAAATCCGTCCGTAACTACCGTTTCCCAATCTGTTTCGCCATCGACGCCACTGACCTTGCGCAGGAACTGCCCGGGCGTGCCTCCTAGTGGCAGGCCGTAGCCGCCTTCGCCCAAACCAGGAGCGCCCTGCGGTCCCCGATCGCCTTTGAGTTCAAACGGCCCTTCCCATGCCGTGCCGGTCCAGCGATAGAAGGCAAGGGTCACGCCGATCTCGGCATGCAGGAACAGGAAGCCTTCATCACCGGTCGAGAGGGTGATCGCATTGCGTTCTGTGATCGTGCCGGAAGCGTTCGGGTGGATGCCTGCCAGCGAGAGCGTCACCAGGACGCGTGAGAGCTTGTCGTAAAGATCGACGACACTGGCAGCGTCGGAACTCTCGCGCACGATGGCATAGTTGTATGTGCCATCGGCGCCGGTCCACTTCACGGCGCCGGTCAGATGGGTGTCGTCCGTCACGACGTCAATCGGCATCGGATTGCCAGGCGCTTCGACATAGAGCGTCCCGCCCTTGACGAGCGAAACGGCCCAACCGGTATCCGTGCCGACAACCGCAGCGCTGCCATTCGTCACGGAGACCGTGCCGGTATCGTATATCGATGTCATGGATGGTTCCTAAAGGCTCTGGGGGATGCCGAAGATGTAGTAGCGAAGTCCAAGAGCATGGGCCTGACTATTACTAGGCCAAAGTTCATTGTAGTTCACATTGCCATTTATTATGGTCTGCGGATTATCGCCGGCCATATAAAAATCAACGCTCGTGTCATGCACATTGGCCCACGAGCTATCACCACTACAATGGCCCGTCCAGCCGCCTGCATCTGTATAGACTTTATGATAGCCGTTGCGCATTGATACAGGCCTAGAGTTTGACGGGTACACGACTGTTTGTTTAACAAAGGGGAGCAATCTTGGAACTGGGTTGGTGAAATTCACCGTCGCCATTCGCTCACCTTTGAAAAAATTTCCACCTGTCATCGCTGTCGGAAAATCTGAAGTCCAGTTTAAGAACCCTTGTGCCAACAACGGCATGTAGGCGAGCCGAGTGTCCACCATGATGTCGTTGAGACCCGGCCCAAGATCTGATGAGCCTGGACGCTTGATCTGAACATAGTCCCTTATGCCGTCATTCCCCCTGTATATTATCTTCTTGCCACCCTCAGTAAACTCTTCGTCAGAATCTGCAAATATAATATACCTGACGGTAATAGCGGTAGATGTCTTATTGGTGATCGTTATCCGGTCACTTTTCACCTCATACCAAAAGGCCAGAGATTTATCTGACGTAATACTGTCGAAATACGGCGGGTTCCAGAATTCAGCATCAGACTGACGCTTAATCATGAAATCCATATATGTTAAGGGCGTCAATGGAAGTGGACAAATAAGATCGACTGTACCACTTCCAGCAATATTGACATCGCCTGCCTTCATGATTTTGGCTGGTATTTTATCTTCATGAAAGATGAAATGATCAGGGTTCGGGTCAGTTACATCACGTCCAGGCAAGGCTAGCCTTGATACCGTCGGCGTTAGAAGAAAGGGCACTTGACCACTAACTGGCGTTGCCTCAAAATTTGGCAAAGCGTCACCTCTAGCGGGCAGTTGAAACGTACTTACCACATAGGTTGGGTTTGCACTTGTTAGAAGATTTTTCCCATATGCGTCACGTGAGCTACTGCTGCCGTATATATTTGTGTCAATCAAGGCCCCAGTTAGAGAGCTATACCCTGCATAACTTTCAACAAATCCAACACTAGAATTATATTCTGTATAATCAACAACAGCACCTTTAAAGGTGTTTGCAGGCAATGCCGGGTCTATAGTTCGAAATTCAACAATTGGCATGTAGCCAAATGGCCACCAATTTGAATGTAGATATACTATTTGTGATCCCGCACCACTACTCCAACGAACCGTTCTTGCACACGTAGGAGCATCGGACACATTATTTGAGGCATGGTCAACATCACCAGCCGTATTGAAGAACCACCAGGCGCCTAGGTAGCCTCCCGATTGAAAGCGGCTGTCATATCGCTCAACATAGATGTCATAGACATAGCCCAACTGAGTGTTTGAACTGTCGAACTGAAATTTGCCAAAGCTGGTAATGGACTCATTTTGTAAATCTGTAGCGTTATCAAATGCAATCCTAAGCGCTTGATTGCCATTGTACAAAAAACCGAACCCCAGATTTGGCATTATGGCACCGCGATCTGGAAGAACTTATTGTTCAGGTCAAGCTTGACCGAGCCGTCAGGACTTTGAAGGAGGCCGGCGGTAACCGTGCCAAGATTGGCAATTAGCGATTTCAGGACGCCCCCCTGAAATGTCAGCGGTGTGCCGGTGGCGGTTCCGTCCGTGACGACGAACTCATTCGTGTTGAGCACGATTCTGGAGAACGGCAGCGCCGGGTTCCCACCAGTGAACCCCGCCTCGATATAGATTCCGGAAGATATCCATACAGCGCCGACGGAGGCCCTGACTTCGAAGATCATGCGCGACACGACATCGCCGCTGCCGGCCTCCGCCCTGATCTGGAACAGGCCGCCGGCAGACACGTCCGCGACCGATGCCTGGACGCCGAGGATCGCCGTCGCCTGCGCCAACAGTTCTCCGTTGATCTCGTCGACGCTGGCGTCAAGCTCGAGGAAAGCCGCCGCACTGGCGTCGCGGAATCGACGCGCTACCGCATTGTCATGAACGGCCCGCCCCGCTGCTTCCAACGTGGCCGCCGCCAATTGAGCAAGCTTGTCGCGATCCGCTTGCAGGCTCGCCGACATGCTGGTCAGGAAGGCGATCGTGTCGGCCTGGAGCTGCGCCAGCCCGACCGAGACGTCGATCACCTCCGCCGGCGTCGATACCTGCGACCATGCGGTAAAGAACGTGGCGCGCGGCGGGTTGGTGATGATCCGATGCCGGTACTCAAACGTCTTCTTGGGCAGCACGCCTTCGGAGACCGTCAGCACCTGCACCGGCACCTCGGCGCGCTTGACGATGCTGTCGACATAGCCGCTGTGGATGCCGGACTGCGAACCCGTGGTGACGATCTCGGCGCCGCCCGGCGTCAGCGACGCGGTGAACGTGCCGGAAGTCAGCACCGTCTTGACATAGAGCGGGCTGTCGGGCGTCAGGCCAGTGGGCAGCGCGCCGGTCGTGGCGAGATAGAAAAGATCGTTGGCCGACAGGCTGTGGCTCGGCCATGTGATGACAGCTGGGTCCGCAATGGACACCCCGACGCCAACCGCTTCCGGCCGGTATTCGACATCGACGGCCGACACGGTGACATCGTCGAACGCATCCCACTGGAAGCGGATGCCGGTCTTGCGGTCCGTCGACCCCTCGACCTTGATCTGAATGCCGACGGCCACGAAATTGGTGGCCGATACGGCATAAGCTGGGGCGCCGGGCGGCACCGGCACGATGACGGGCGGGTTGAGGATCGTGTCGTAGATCGAGCCGTCGCGCTGCTGCATCGACACCTGGGCGTTGCGCGGCCCGTCGGCGTCGAGCGAGGCGAGCGAAGATTCCGTCATCATGAAGGTGAAATCGCCGTACTTTTCGGAATCGTACCGAACCCAGTCGCCGGCCTCCAACACCTGCCAGCGCGGCCGCAGCATACCGGAGATGGTTGCTTCCCAGCGGTTCTCCTCGAGATAGATGCCGGCAAGCTGTCCGGCTTGGCGCGCCGACGGCACCATCGGGAAATCGATGTTGACGTCGCGGGTGCGGCGATCGACGACAAGGCCGGTGTCGGAGATCTGCGGTTCGTATCCGACCATGGACCATAACTGGTCAGGATCCGGCGCATTGCCAGACACCGAATTGACCAGGTCGGACATCGAGCGCTTGGCCTGATACTGGAACGGCGCGCCGGTGACGAAATCGTCATCGGTGATGGTGGCGACGACAGGCTGGTCGGAGCCGACGAGCGGCCATGCGCCATCGACGGCATCGATCGTGATGCCGCCGCAGGACAGCATCATGCTGTCGATGTTCTCACCATGCGTGCGCGTGCAGTCGATGAGCAGCGAGAGCTGGTAGCGCGGTTCGAAGCTGCCGTCTTGTTTCTCGACCTGTTCGTCGCAGATGTTGGCGGCGGCGGTGAATTTGTCGATCGGCAGATCCGAGGCCGGCATTTCCATGCCGCAAAACAGGTCGCCGTTGATGCTGAAGCCTCGGCGATAGTTGAACTCCGCCACGATCGGGCAGGCGCTGTATTCGTAGGTCGCGTAGTCGCCCCAGCGATGGGCGCCGGAGCCACCTTTGGTGCTGTCCTTGCGCCAGTCGTAAAGCCGGGCGCCGCGGAACTCAAAGAAGAAATCCGGAGGGCTGTTGTTCTTCTCGGTGTCGAATATCATCGACACAATGACGTGACAGATGCCAATCCCGACGTGAGCTTCCGACCAGCGGTCGCTCGGGTTGGCCTCCTCCACCAGATTGGGGTCGGCAACGGTCTGGGTGCCGTCGACGAATTTGATCCAGACCAGGCCGGCAAAGTCGCCCGAGACGACAGGCAGGCCTCTTTCGGGATCCGGGATACTGCCCAACGTCGCCCATGTGCCGTTAATGGCGACACGGCTGAGACCATCGCAGTAATAATCCGATAGCGCGTAGACCTGCTGAATGCGGCTGTTGCCGGAATCGTAGGTGTTGACGTAGCAGTCATGGCCGGCCATGCCGATTAGGCCGATCGCCACCTGGCGCGGCACCTCCTCGCCATATTGCTTTTCGAACTGGACGCCGCCGGGGGGCGCGTTCTTCTTGGCAGCCGCCTTCTCTATCAGCCCGGCGGCGACATTCAGCCCGGCCGTCAGGATCATCGAGCCGGTGATGCCGATCGTCGCCAGGAACGACCCTACGGCGGTGCCGGCCCACCAGGTCGAGACCGCCGTGATAAGAGGGGCAAGGAACGGCATCGGTTATTCGACCCGGAACGCCGTCTTGACGTCGGCAGGCTTCAGGAAGATCACCTTGCTCTCATCCCGCGTCATGAAGCCGATCTGGGTGAAGACACCGCCAGAGATCTCGCCATTGCGTTCGACGACGCCGATATCGCCACGCTTGGCGAGCGACGGCGCGATCTCGGTAAACTTCGAACGGAAGGCGTCTTCAACGGTCTCGAAACCGCGCTTGCGCAATTGCTTCCCGGCGCCGGCCGGCGTCTTGTATTTGCGGGCGGCCGCGCCGAACATCGTCTTGCCGGTGACGGCCAGGACGGCATCGTCGGGGATCAGGTAGCAATCCGACGTGCCGTAGAGCGACGGCAGCGCCATATGCTTCTCGACGGCCGCCTTGAGCAGCCGTTCCCAACCTTTCACGCGCATGATGGATCAAGCCTTCTTCGTGCGGCCCCAGAACACCTCGACGCGTCCGCGCGTCGAGGCGTGCTCAAGGAACTTGTCGCCAGGGCTGCGGCGCTGCTGGTCCCGGTGCGAGCGCTTGCGGCCATTGGTGCGGGTGTAATCGAGCGCTCGGGTCTCGCAGTTGGCGGTCAGGGTGTAGCCGGTCTCGTCTTCGTTGTGCGGGATGGTATCGATGTAGCCTCGGCGCAGGGCGCGGACGCCAAGCAGCGCGCCGGTGTCGGGGTGGAAATAGGCGTCGTAGATCGTCACCGGCCGGTCGCGGTAGTCTTCGGCCTCGATCGTGCGGAGCACCTCAGGCGTCAGCCCGTCATCGGGCGATGCCGCGAGCGTAATGGTGAACTGGCGCGCCGCCGTGCCGGTGCCGGCCGACAGATCGGACACCTGGATGATGCCGCCCGGCTGATAGGTGACGCCGGACCAGGTGAGCGGCGCGAGCGATTTGATGAAGCCATAGGTGCCGCCGCCAAGCTCGAACTTGATCAGGCCGCGCACGACGATGTTGCCCTGGTCGAGCAGCTCGGCGACGCCATCGGGAAGCGAAAGCATGGTCTACAGCCTTTGATATGCATTGAAGGATACGGCGCCAGACTGGGTGGTCGCCGGCGCGCTCCACGAGTTCCAATCGAGAATGAACTGGCATTTTGGGCGCCATAGCCTGGCCACGGCGGCAGTGGTGAAGATGGTGGTATGGAGGAAGGGGACAACCGTGAGGGTTGCAACGCCGGCGACGGCAGTCTTGTTCTCCAGAACCTCGTAATAGCCGAAATGGCCACCCTCTTCCAAACCGACACGGTCGCCGACCATGGCCTGATAGGCAGTCGGCAGAGCGGACAGGCCGAGCGCGCCCGACAGGCCAAGCGACGTCACCGTTGCGGTGCCATCCCATCCGGCGGCTATGTCGGTCGAGGCAGCGGCATTGGGATAGGCAAGCGGTCTGGGCCGGGCAAGATCGTAGGCGACAAATGACTTCAGGCCGCGCAGGCTGTTTTTCCATGCCGACCAGACCGCCTGTTGCGGATCGAAGTGCTTGCGCACGCGGGTCTGTATCGTCGCCTTCCATGTCGGATCGACGACCTGTGACAGATTGATCTGGAGCCCCTTGCGGGAGGAGGAACTCGACACGTTGTCCAGCAGGTCGAAGCTGCATTCCGTCAGCAGGTAGTCGGGAAGCTCGCGCGGGAAGGTGATCGTCACTTGATCATGCTCCGCTTCATGGCCGCCGCGTGGTTTTGGGCATGGCGAGCAACCGAACCGATGCCGGACTTGGCGATCTCGTCGCGCACGATGAGCCGGGTGATGCCGTCGGAATCCTGTTGCTCGATCGTTCCGCCCTTGGTGCGCTGGTCGATGATCTGGACCAGTGTGCCGCGGCCCCCAAAGGCATTGTCGTTCGAAACGATGGACCCACGGCCGCTACCCATGCGCAGGATCTCCGGGCCCTTTTCGCCGACGAGATAATCCTTCCACGGATCGACCGGGCCGCCGTTCGCGCGCGCGCCACCGAACAAGGACGTGAAGAGCGTGCCGATCAAACCGCCGCCGCCGCCTCCGGCGCCGCCGCCAAGGATGCCTGCGAGCGGCCCTTCGTTGAACAGCAGCGCGTTCGTGGCTGCCTTGAGGATGTCGAGCCCGAGCTGTTTGACGGCATCGCCGGCACTTTCCGCACCGCTTGCCCAGGCATCCAAGGCGTCAAGGCCCGCATGGCCAAGGAATGATGCGGCTTCGTTGAGATCTTCCTGCGCTTTCTTGATGTCCTTGAGATGCTGTTCTTCAGCGGATATCTTCCGCACCAGCGTCTCGATTGCCTTGCCTTGTTCGCTGGTCGCGGTCACGCCGGCGCGACGCTGCTGCTCAAGAACTTCCTGCGAAACACGATCGAGGCCGACCGCTTGTTCTTCCGCCTTCAGCCTGGCGATGACCTTGTCATAGTCTGAGATCTGTTCCTTGATTGCCTTCGATCCGCCACCGCCACCGGCTCCGCTTGGCGGAATGATCGTGCGCTTGACGGCTGGAGCTCCCGCGAACCGCGAATTGAAGGCATCGTCCGACAGCGGCTGGAACACGCGGTCGCCTTTGGCCGCCGCATTGGGATCGGACATGCCCGGCTGACCGGCCAGGGCGCCGACAGCAAAGCCGGCGCGGCTCGCCGGGTTGGCGCTCGCACCTTGCAGCATCGTGACGCCGGCAAGCCAGTCCGGCGCCTTGATGCCGCTGAATTTCTCCCATCTCGCCAGAAGCGTGCCGGCGGCGGTGATGTTGACGTCGGTCCAGTCGGCGATGCCGATTAGGGCTTCCTTCACCGTCACGTCGATCGTGCGGGAAATCTCATTCCATTTGTCGTCGAGTTCGGCGGCGCGGCGCACCAGCTTCTCGTCGACCACGCCACCGGCACGATCTGCCGCCTGCATCATGTCGTCGATGCCGGACGCACCGTTCTTCAGCGCCAGCACCATGTCGGCGCCGCCGCGTCCGAAGGCATCGGTGGCGAGCGCGATGCGCTCCTGATCCGTCGCCGCGCCCTGGATCAGGTTGGCGTATTGCCGCAGAAGATCGACATTCGAACGCAGCTTGCCGTTGCTGTCGGTCAACGAAATGTTGTTGGCCTTGAAGATGTCGGCAAGGCGCCCACCGGAACTGACCGCCGCGCCAATGCGCTTCGACCACTGTTCCAGGCTGGTGTCGACGGCGCCGGCGTCTACGCCGGCCTGCGTCAGCCCGAACTGGAAGCGCTGCAGCTGCTCGACCGACAGGCCGACCCGATCGGCGCTGTCGGCGAGATCGGCGTATTCCACAACGGCGCTGTGCACCGCGTCGGCAAAGCGCCTGACGCCCTCGACCGCGAAGCCGATGGCGAACGCTTTCGCCGCCGTGCCGGCCAGAGACAGCATCTTGCCGGTGCGGTCGAGTTCGCCGTTGAACTCGGCGGCGTTGCGGCGCGCGCTGTCCCAGCCGGGCTTGCTCGCATCCTTCGCGCGGATAGTGTATTCAAGGTCCTTCACTCGTCGCCCCGGCTATCTTTCTGGAGTTCGAAGAATGCGAACCATGCGATGAATTCCGCATAATCCATGGCGGCGATTTCACCGCAGGTCTTGCCAAGGCGGAGCGCGAGCGCGTGGATCATCAAGCGCTCGGGGTCCGCCTTCAGCCGTTTTTTTCCGTATCCACCACGCCTTCGACGCTGGTCCCTGCCGGCAAGGCTCCATAGAGGATGGCGTTGGCGATGCGGCCGACGACATCGGAATCGACCTTGTGCGTCAGGGCGTGTTCGTCCATCTCGTCGAACAGCTTGCTGCCGTTCTCGCCACGCGCCTTGACGATCAGCGCCCGGACCTGGATGACGCCGCCATCTGGCGTCGAACCGTCCTCGTTGCGGCGATAGACCTTGTTGCGCTCAGCCACGGTCCAAGGCATCCAGCTGATCTTCAGCGGCTTGCCGGCGATACCCCATTCGGGCACGTCGAGCGACTTGGCCGCCTGGCCGGCATAGTGCGCGGCGGCGGCATCGAGAACTGCCTTGAGCTTGGCCATGGTCAGGCGACCACGTCATAGGTCAGCGGGCCATTGCCGGTGACGCCGAAAGACAGTTTCGCGGCATTGGTCAGGTCGGCGGAGCCGTCGATGCTGGTGATCGATGCCGTGCCGGAAACAAAGGTCAGCCCGCTGGCATCGCCCTGCAAATAAAAGCCGATGGCGATGCTGCTGCCGATCAGCACCAGCGCCTGCCCGTTGGCGTCGGCCGGATCGTAGATGCAGTCGACCTTGCCGCTCCAGCCGGGTATGCCGACCTCATGCGTCTGCGCTTCCGATCCCATGGCGGTCGTCGACGCCGTATCGACTGCCTCGTTGTACGAGATCGACGTGCGGTGTCCGATCGCGTTGTTGGCGAATTTTACGACGCCATTCTTGCCGTGTTTGACACCCATGATGGTCTCTCCTGTCTGGTTTGTCGCTCAGAGAGCGGTTTCGGGATCGGCTCGCGCGGTGAACAAGGTCACGGCGAAAGTCAGCGCGGCGACGCACAGCGTGCGCTCGGCGGTACCGACGAAATTGAATTCCGTCGTCTGATAGGCGTAGTCCTGGGCAATGCCGCCCAAGGTCGGATCGTTGGAAAAGATGCCCTCGACGAAAAGCGCCAGCGCGTCGAGCGTGTCGGCGCCTTCGACGGAATCATCCTTGACGCAGGCACTGATGCGCACGATGTCGACGCGCTGTTGTGTGCCATCCATGTCGAGATCGGTCGAGCCTTCGTTCGACACTTCGAACAGCAGGGTCGGCTTCAGATCCTTGCCGAGCGGCAGCGAACGCCGCTCCTCGACGCGCGATCCGGCCTGCGGCGAGCCAGCCAGATTGATGCGCAGCCAGTCGCGCAGCTGCTTGCGCACATGTGCCATGGTCAAGCCTCCTGCAAACGCGCGATTGTCATGCCGGTGCCGTCCGGCTTGAACTCGACCGCGGTGAAAAACGAAACGGCCGATGTCGCAGGATCCGTCACCTGCACGCCGTCGCCCTGCGCCGCATCGGCGGGCAGGGAAGACGACGGGAACAGGATCTGCGGCCCGCTCGCCTCGACGCCCGCTTCCAGCCCCGGCACGGTCAGCAGCTGATACTCGGCGTCGAAGATCGCCGGGAAGGTCGACGAACCGCTCGCGCTGGTCCAGGTGACGCTGGCGCCGAACTCGTCGGCGTCAACGAAGAGGGCGCGGTCGGCAGCGGTCTCGACGGCCATGGATCAAGCCGTCGCAGGTTTCTTGGCCGGGCGACGGATCTTGGCCGCTAGCATCTTGTTGACGGTCTTGTCTGCGCCCTCGATGACGAGACAGACGGCCAGGGGACGCGGCAAAACGTCAGGCGCGAGATCGATGCCGATGATCTCGCCGCTCTTGAACTGGATCGGAGCCTTCGGCCTGTAGCCGCCCTCTACCTCCTCGAGGAGATGCGCGCGTGCGGCGACCTGACTGGCCGAGAGTTTGAGCACCATGTCGGTGCCGAAATGCGCGACACCGCCTTCGACCTTGTACATTCGCATGGGAGTTTTTCCTTTCGCGGGTTTGTTCTCAGTTGGAGACGCCGGGGAACTGATAATCGAGCGAGAGAACCGACGCCGATTTGGCCAGACCGACCAGGCAGACATATTCGCCGGCGCCGACGTCCGCGACCGGGCAGATGCCACCTGGCGTGTCCGACAGGTAGTAGGCGACGCCAGGGGTGAGCGTGGCGCCGATCGTGATGTCTCCATCCTTCTGGAAATCGACCGGCTGGTCGAGCGCGGCACCGTTCAAAGCGGTGCCGATCGCGCGGCGAGCCTCCACCGTCGCCGAATTGGAATCGGCCTTCATGATCTTGTTGGTGACGCTGCTGCGATAAATCTGCTGGCCTGCGGTGATGGTCTCGCCGGCGATCCCTCCATCGGTCGGGGTGTTGGCGCCGGCGATGACATTGGCAGCGGTGATGGACAGGTCGGTCATTGCTATAGCCCTTCGCGTTGGAGATCAGATACCGACACAGCGGCAGGAGCGGCGCCACGAAGGCGCCGCCGCCGGTATCAGAGCGTGGAAGAAAATCAGGCCTGTAGGGTGACCAGGCAGGCGTGCTGCCAGTAGGCGTAGGCGACGTTGCCGGTCCAGTCGATGCCGAACAGCTGTTCCTTGTTGAGCTGCTCGTATTCCGAACCTTCGCCCAGCGCGACGACGTCCGGAATGGTCTCTTCCTGCAAGATGAACGGCTTTGCCGCGTCGTCAGTGCGGAACACGGCCAGCTTCGTTGTCCAGGTCAGGCGAGGATTGGGAACAACGTCGATCTCGAACTTGCCCTTCAGGGCCGGCAGGAGATTGGTGTTGCCGCCGCCGACCAGAAGCGACGTCACGGCCAGCAGCGCAACCGCCATATAGGTGATCGGCACCTGGACGGTGAATTTGGACGCGCCCTGGTTCATCGGCTCGCCGCGATCGTCCTTGAACGAATACATCTGCTGGATGGCTTTCAAAATCGCGCCTGCGACGCTATCCACCGCCGGCGCGGTGGCGGTGCCGCCGGTGCCGGCGTCAGAGATGTCATAGACGATCGAGTTGGACTGGACGCCGCTGTTGCCTTCCTGGTGGTCGGTGTCGAAGAAATACTGGCCATCGTAGCAGGTCGTCGACTCGCCCGCGATCATCAGCGTGGAGAGCAGCTTGGCCGGATGATCGAGGGCACGATCGGCGAGCTGATTGACCCGGATCTGGATCATGCCGAGCTTGTCGCGACGCATGTCCTTGGACTTGAAGGTGATGGAGCCTTCATAATCCTTGTTCGAGACAGTGAAGGACAATTCGCGAAGCTCGGCCGGGGTCCGGCCACCGATGAATTCGCGAAGCGCAGGCGCCGTGCCCAGCCAGGCATACTCCTCAACGGCCTGGTCAGACTGCATGCGCATGGCGATGTCGTTGATCCACGCGCTGCCGCCGGTGTCGAGACGGGCGAGGATCATACCGCGCACGCCATTGTGGGTGATTTTCTGGAACTGCTGCGGAAGCATGGTCCGCTCCTTTCATTGTGTTGCGGTCTGACCCTCGCCGTCGGTCGACGGCGAGGCGGCGCGGATACGCCGGACGTTTAAGGGGAGGGTCGGTGAAGGAAACCGATCAGGGCGCGAGCACGCCGGCAGCGAAGCCGGCATCGAACTCGACGACCGCGAGGCCGGTCGAAATCCACCGTGACACGGTGCCGATCAGCGAATTGCTGGTCGCGGTCAAGGTGAAGGTGTTGTCATCCGACGCATAGACCAGCGGTCGGTCGTTGGCGGTGATCGCTAGACCGGAGATAGGCAGGACGATGTTGCCTTTCTTCCTGACATTGACGTTGATTGCGCCGGCGGCGCCGGCGGAGTTGTCGGCGATAGCCTCGGCGAAGCCCTGGAAGGGATCGCCCGCGACGAGCGGTCGAGAATAGCCGGAGCCATTCTCGCCGACGGCGGCACCCTGGTAGATGATGTCGGCAGCGACGACAGGATACTCTTCCTTGTCGCCCAGCTGATAGTCGCGCAGCTGATTGGCGGCGAGCGTCGCCATGGCCATGCTGACGCCGGTACCATGGTGGTTAAGGCTTGCCAGATGCGACACGGCGTCCGGCATGGCGATAGCAAGGCAGGCAAGCGCGACCAGCGCAATGCCTGCCACGATCAGAAAGCTCTTTTTCATTGCGGCAGTCCTTCTAGGTTTCGTAGTTGCGGTTGATGAATCGCGGGGCGCAAATCAGCCCTTGAGCGCGTCCCGCTTCTTGGTTGCGGCGTAGCTTTCGGCGCTTGGATACTCAGCCTTGAGCTTGTCGCTCTTCTCCCATTCGGCCTTCCAGCCATCCGGGGTGTTTGCCGCAGGCTGGTTGCCAGCATCGGCGCCGGCATCGCCGTGTTCGGAGGGGCGCGAGGCCACGCCAGAGGCGGCATTGTCGAGAGCTTGCAGGCCCTTGAGCACGTCGGTGCCCTTGGACTTGACCGCCGCCAGGACAGCCTGCGCGGAAGCGGCAGGCGTCATGTTGGCGTCGGCCTTGTGGGCTGCGATCAAGGCTTCCTGGCCCGGAACGAGATTGGCTTCGATGCCGGCGAGGCGTTCGCGTTCAGCGGCCGTGGCCGTTTCACGCGCGGCGTTTTCAATCGACGCGACGAGATCGGGATTGGAGGCCCGGAGAGCCTCCAGAGTGAGCGCCGCCGGCGATGCCGACGTGGTTGTTGCCGTGGTCATGGAGACCTCCTTGTTTTCGGCTGATGCGGCGGCGGCTGCCGCGGTTCGTGGTGCCGCTGGCCGGGCCGCGAGATCGGCCAGCGTTTCTTCAAAGGAAGCGATTTTCTCGATCATGCCGCGCGACAGCGCGTCGGGCGCGGTGAAGACGAGCCCTTGACCGTAGCTCTCCATGATGGTGTCGCGATCGACGCCGCGCGTTTCGGCAAGCGCCGAGATGAACATTTCGGCGCCATGGTCGGCGATCGCCTGCAATTCGGCACGGCCGTCCTCGGAATTCGGATCCAGCCGCTTGTTCGGTGATTGAGCAGCGATCACCTCGACGATATTGGCGCCGAGCCGGGTAAGGATGCCTTCGAGGTCGGCATAGCGGATCAAGGCGCCGACAGAGCCGACGAGCGATGTGCGCGCGGCGACGATTTCGCCAGCCGCCGCCGGCAGCCAATAGGCAGCGGAACAGCCCATGCCGCCAATGTGGGCGATCGACGGCTTGAGAGACGCGAGGCGCCTGATCTCGGTCGCCGCCGTATCGATGCCCGACACAGTGCCGCCGGGCGAATCGACGTCGTAGATCACCGACGTCGAGTTCGGATCGGCAGCAACAAGCCGCACATCCCGAATGATTTCCTCATAGGACCAATAGTCCCGGTTCATCCGGGCCATCAGTGGACCGAAGATCGGGATAACCGCGGTCGAGCCGATGCGCGTGGCGAAGCTGCCGGGCGCCAGAGGCTCTCCGGCGCGCAGGTTCTTGCCTGCCTCGCCTCGCATCGTGCGGACCATGCCGAGACTCTCGGCGATCGCATCCTTGCGGACGGCCCAAAGAGAGAGGCCGCCGGAAGTGGCCATGTTGAGACCCTGCATGAACTGCATGGCGAGAGCCGGAAGGCTGAAATCAGGCATCGGCTTTGTCCTCTTGTTCGACATCGTCCGGCTCGGTCGGGGGCGCCAACGGCGCCGGAACGGCATCGGGGTTGATGCCGGCTTTGCCGCGCGCCTCGTTTTCCGCCGCGAGCTGCTCGGTCTTGTCTTCGAAATCGCCGCCGGTGCGTTCGGTCATGATCTGCTGCGAGGTCTTGAAACCGTTCTTGCGGTCTTTCTCGTCAGCGTTGGCGTCCTTCAGCGGATCGAGCGAGATGCGAACGGGGCCGGTCCACGTCGCATTGAGCCAGGCGGCGCGCAGGAGCGGATCATCGAAGAAGCCGGGCGCCTTGATCCGGCCGAGCAGGATCGCCTCTTCCATGACCCATTCGTAGACGACCTGGCAGAAGTTGCGCACGAGCCAGGTGCGGCGGCGGCGGAACGAATGATAGGCCATTTCGAGCGCCGCGCGGCTGGCTGAATAGCTGGCAGTGAAATGCTTGATCAGCAGTTCGAAGGGCAGTTCGAGCGCGACGCCGATCTGGCGCAGGAACGCCGTCACGAAGGCATCGAATTGCGGGTTCGGCCGCAGCGGATTGGCGAAGGTGACGTCCTCGCCCTCGGCCAGGTCGATGACCGCGCCGGAGCCGAGCTCGATTTCTTCCTTGCCCAGCGTGCCGGAACCTTCCGTCGTCGGCAGCGGGCCGGCATCCGGATCCGGCGAGTTCTTGACGAAGACGGTAAACATCGCCGAGACGACGGCGGCGCGCACTTCGGCGTCGGTATAGTCGCCGAGCGATTTCAGCGCCTCGACGACCGGCGCCAGATACGGGATGCCGCGCGTCTGGTCGGGCCGCAGCCGGTCGAACAGATGGATGACGATCTGGCGACCGTCATTGTAGCGCATCGGCACCCGGCGCCAGGACGTCGGCTTGCGGCGCAGATCGCCCGGATGCCTGTCAGCTACGTGCACCGCGATTGGAACGCCGTCGTTCGTATGCTCGACGCCGGCGATCAGCGTGTCGGTGTCCGACATCCGGAACGGATTGCAGACGCGGTCGCTTTCGATGACCTGGAGCTTTGTTCCGTACGTGTCGCCGGGATCGCGCCGGTAGCGGCGCAGGGCGAAGATGTCGCCGGATTCCAAAGCGCCGCCGAGCATCAACGCCTGCTGTTCGGCAAAGTGCTGCACCCGCGTGAAATCCGACGATCGCGACCAGATTTCGAATTCCCATTCGGCCGCGCGGTTGAAGGCAGTGGCCTGCTCCTGGGTGAGGCCGAGAACCTTGCGGGCGCACTGCGCGCTCAACACCAGACCGTCGCCGACGACATGCGTCTTGTTGGTTGCGATGGCGCCCGTCGCGACAGGCAGGTTGCGCGCCAGGTCACGCGAGCGGGCGCGGAGATCGTCGAGTTCCGGCAGCAGATCGGCATCGGCGGAATTGCCGCCGGGGCGCCAGTTCTTCGTCGCGCGACGATCGAGCTTGCCGCCCTTGTAGCCAGCCTGCGACGTGACCGAGGCCAGCATGGTGCGGTCGCGGACGCGCTCGAGGCCGGCGCCCGGATTGATGTAACCGACGATGCGGTCGAGCAGGTTCGGCTTGGCGATCCGGGCGCGCATCATTCACCCACGACATAGCGAGGGGCACGACGGCCCGCCGCGGCGCGCGACAAGATCTTGACCATGTTGTCCCAGTATTTGATCTGGCTGTTGATGTCGGCGAGGTCGGCAAGGGTGAGCGACCGGCCGGCGATCGAATAGGACTGCTTGGCGGCAACACGCGTCGAGGCTTCCAGCCAAAGCTGCAACTGCGTGTCCGCCTGGGCGAGCGTGATTCCGGCCATCTGTCAGACACCTCTTGAGCGAACGCGCCGGCCGCGTGGCCGGGCGGGAGTGACGGGTACAGTCGTGGTGACGCTCGGCGCGGCAGTCGCCACGATCCGGACCGCGTAAGTGTTTTCGGCGACCGGCGCCGCCCACACCGGGGGTCGGTCCCAATCGAGCTTCTCGGCCTTCAGAACGATTGCGAGCGCCTTGGCGTAGACGGCGAGATCGAGGGACTCGTTACGCAAGCCAGACTTCCTCGGTTCCCAGCCGCTATCGGTGCGCACTTCGGCGCAGAACTCGTCAAACACCGCATCGGAAAGCCCGTCCGGCAGATGATAGGAACCCGGTCCCGGTTCCTTGCGCGTCAGCGCCAGCGCGATCTCATCCTTGAGCGGATCGGTGCCGACCTGGACGATGCGAATGTCGGTCGTCCGCTTGGTCCTGGTGCCCAGCACCTTTTCCGGGGCGCGGTAGATCGCCCGCTCACGCTTGAGGCCGCCGAGACCCTTGGCGAGATAGACGCGCTGGCCGAAGCCGCGCTTTCGCATGTCCCGCAACCATCGATAGGCGTTGGCGGTAACGCCGGCGGCGCCGCCGGAATCGACGATCATGGCGCGCGGCAGAAGCTCGTAGCCGCTTCCTGCCACGGGGTAGGAGCGGTCCAGCAGCGGCCGGAGCGCCGCCCAGTCCTCGCTATAGCGAGGCGGGTCGATCGCCCGCCGAGCCTTGCCGGCGCTGTCGCGCTCGCCGCCCGGCGCGGCCTCTGGCGGCTCCGATAGGTCGAACCGGTCGATCAGCCAGTGTTCGAGATCCCGGCCCCAGGCCTCGACCGACACCACGAAGCGGTTGCCCTGGACGTCGACCTGCACCGTCAGGAACCGTGTGCCCTCCGGGGCGATGCCCATCGGGAACCGTTGCGACAACGCCTTGAGCGTATCGGCGCCGAGGCCCTCACCGACGTTGCGAACCGCCGGCAGATAGGGCCGCCCCTGGTCGAGGTTGATCGTCGCCTTCAGCGCCGTCTCGTCGCCGCGATCGTCGAACTGCGCCTTGCCCTGGAGGTAGCGCAGCACGAGCTGATCCCAGCTTTGCATCGCCGCGACCGGACCTTCGCACCAATAGGACACGATGTCGGTGTCGCGTACCCGTTCGTCGTCGATCTCGACCAGGGCGCCGTCCCCGGTCTCGTGCAGCCAGACGCCGGCCAGGTTCAATTCCCGCTTTCGATCCGGTCCGATAATGCAGCCGTGCGGACAGGCCATGAAGACGGTCTTAGCCATCTCGCCGTGGGTATCGCGCGCTTCCCAATGCAGCGTCTCGAACAGCGGCCGGAAGGCCGTCCTGCAACCCGGGCAGGTCCAGTAGAACTGGCCGCGCGTGCCCATGTTGTATTCGGACAACACGCCGGCGCAGGGCGGTGCCTCGTGCAGCGTTGCCGGTTCCCAGTCGTCGCGTTCGATGGTGCGGCCAGGCGACGATTCCGAAACCACCATGCCGAGCGAGCCGGCATGCTGGACACGCTTGCGGGCCAGCACGAAAGGATCGCCTTCACCGTCGACATCATCGGGCATGCGGTCGCGGTCGGTGAGCAGAACGGTGAAGTATTCGTTCTGCGAAAAGAAGCCGATGACGGGCCAGCCTATCTGAAGGTCCATGCCGCCGGCGAACTTCTTGCCGTGGATGTTGTCGGAACCGCGATCCGTGCTCTGCCGGCTTCTGAGGTCCGGGTTTGCCCGCAACATCGGATCAAGCTTGCGCTCGGAAAACTGTTTCGCGGAATCCTTGGTCTGGCAGACAACCAGCATGTCGCGCGGCTTGCACTCGATCGCGTGCCCGATCGGATTGAGGATCAGGCTTTCCGACTTCGCCGTGCGGGCCGGCCCCACAAAGACCACAGCGCCGAAGCGGCGGGACGTGATCATGCGAGACGGCTCGGTCATGTAGGGCGCGAAGTCGTTCGACCACTTGCCCTGGAACGTCGGCAGCGAAATCCGCCTCGAGGTCTCGGCCCATTCGGCGACGTTGATGCGGCGCTGAGGCGTCAGCGACGGCAGCGCGCCGCGCAATACCTCCTCGACGGTCGCGAATTCGGGCGGCAGCATCGCCGGCAGGAACCGGTGCCAGGCGGCGTCACGCATCGAACAGGTCACGCTTTTCGGCGATCGTCACTTCGCGATGGTCGAGCCAGAACTTGTCGATCCGACCGCGCAACTCGTCGATCGTCGCGTCGCAGATGCCGATGAAGGCCTGCACCGCTTTCGGCGGCATCGCCTCGATCCGCTCGACGCGATCGGGCGCGGCTTCCATCGTGTCGCGCACCATCGCGAAGATCTGGTCGAGCATCTCGGCGACGTCGGCCCGTCGCATGAGCTGCTTGCGCTGCGCGCTGAAACGCTCATGCTCGATCTGGACGGCGAGGATCTCGCGCCGCGCCTTCGGGTCAAGCGCCTCGATGCTGTCGCCGGCGACGCCGCCGACCAGCGCCAGGCGCAGCGCCGCCTGCGCCGACTTGACCTCGGCCGAGCGCAGATCCTCGTCGGCCTTCTTGGACTGCCGCCATGCCCAGCAATGGGCGAGGCGGAGTTCATAGGGCTTGCCCTGTCCGCCCGTCTGCTGCACCGGCATGCCGGCATTGATCCATGCCGTGATGGTGTTCATGGACGTGGCCAGGGCGTCGGCCAGTTCCTCCCGGTTCATGACGCAATCGCCCACGCCATCCGGCAAAGGATAGCGCGCCACAAGATCATCGATCTGCGACTGCGTCAGGTCCGGGGTGTCCATAGGCTTTCAAGGAAAGGGGCTGGCCCGCCCGGTTAATGCGCTTGCTTCATCGCCGTTACCGGCGCCAGGGGCTCGCACCCTGCCTCACCATGACGGCGGGCCAGATTGAAGAATACCATAAGGAGCGAAACAACAACAACAAGGCCATCCGCCAGTGGCATCGGACCCCTCGCACCGTCGCAGCCCGCGCGCGCGAAATACCCGTGGGGCCCGTAAAACGCTGGAAGTACCTTGAATTATCTGGCGGAGGCGAGGGCCTGGCTCAACGCAGCGTCGAAGCGGCGAGGGAAGTGCAGTTCGGCCGCCGCCCTTGCCGTCTCATAGAAGCCGAAGCGTGGCGAGTAGCTGGCCTGGTCACGCCATGCGACCAACAGCTTCAGTCCTTTGCGCGTGCGCTGCCAGATACCACCATGACCATTGACGCGACCCGAGAAAGTGTCGCGTCGGGCAAGCAGGCGCTGCACGGTGCCGCGCGGCAGGTTGCCATAGGCGTTGACCTTCTGGCCGGCAGGCATAGCGAGCGCTCGCTTCTTCGGCGTGCGCACGCCACCATACTCTTCGATCTCAAGGTATGACTGCTGGACGTTCATGATCAGCACCTTCGACGCCAACCCGCTCTTGTTGGCTGGTCGATAGGCAACGCCACGTCTGGTGAACTCTACAGGCTTGACGAACACAGCGTCTATCTGCCGCTCTATCGCTGGCTTCACATCCAGCCTTGCAACGTCGGTCAGCGCCTTGGCTGTAGCGAAGGGCAACTGCTGCCGCTCGAAAGCCACCATGCTGGCCGTCCACTCGCGGATATTGCTCTCGAACGAAATGTCGATCACGCCCGCCATCGCTGTCTGGAATCTTATCCATTGCGGGGAAGCTGGGGTGCTTCGCCTGGATCCGTTCGGGGCTCGGCCTAGCGGCTGCCGCTCGGTTTTAGAAGCTTTCGCTTCAGGTCAACGGGTCGTCCTGGGTGGGATTCGCTATTCCGATTTTGTGATTTGCGCAAGAGAGAGTTCGACAGGCGTGAACCTGCCGAATATCTCGACCAGCACCGTGGCCACCTGGTTGTCGAGCACGTCTTGGATGACGCCTGGAAAGCTGGCGAACGGCCCTTGCTCGATAAGCACCTTCGCACCCACTGGAAACGCTGCCTCGACCACTTCGGCATCGGTCGAGCGCTCTTCCAGTTTCTGCTTGAGTTTCAACCGCATGGCATCGGTTACCGGAACCGGACCGAGAGCACCGCCGAGCACCGCCTTGACCCCTTCAATGGACAACAGGCCGGCCCATGTGCGGGTGCAATTCACCACCCTGACGAAGACATATCCGGGCAGGGCAGGCACGTGATAGACGACCTGACGCTTGGCATGAGGCGCCTTGCGGAGGCGCTTTTCGACTGGGAACCAGCGTTCGATACCGGCCTTGCCAAGCGATTTATCCACATCCTTTTCGGCATGCGCCGCGATGCAAAGCACGAACCAGCTCATCACCGGGCCCGATTCGCCCGCCGCGGCAAGCAACGCCTGTGCCCGCCGCGACAGTCCCGCCTGCCGATCCGATTCGGCATAGCAGCGGTCGAGATTGATCTTTTCAGCCTCACTCAGCCGCTTGCCGTTGACCGCCATCATCATGGTTCCCTCGTACCGCCTGCTCGAATGCTTCCAGTCCGCCCGGCCCGCCAGCCGGGAAGTACACGCCACCCATCGTTCCGGGGTCGGGCAGCCAAGGCCAGCCGCGCTGGTCGTGCTCCAGCTTCCATGCCTTCCAGCAATCGGTGCCGACGGGCACGAATTCGCAGAGCTTGCCGAGCCGTTCCTCCTCCGGCCCGAAGCTGTGGATGCCTAGGCCGCGCGTCTCGGCGGCAAGGTGCAGGCCATTCACCAGCGGCCAGCCGGTGCGCATCCGGTTGCCCTTCTCAAGCGTCGCCCTGTCGAGCGTGCCCTCGGCGATGGCGCGCTCCTCCCAGCCCTTCAGCGGCGATGGTGGAGCCTTCGGCCCGGTGACCAGGTCGCGCATGCGGATCGCTGCCCACACCGGCCCGAAGGCCGGCGCATAGGCAGGCTTCGCTGGCGCTTCCGGCTTCGGCTCGAGGCGTTCCCACCGCTTTTCGGCGAGGTATTTCGAGAGCGCACAGCTCTTGGTCCGGCCTACCTGCTTGCGCACCTCGAGGTAGTCGGCCATGCGGTCCGCCGCCGCTTCGCGCTCGGCCCCCGATAGCGCCAAGGCTGCCTTCAATGCCTCCGGAAAGCTGTCGTCGGCAAATGTCGGCCAACGAGGGCCGACGCGCTTCAGCCAGCGCTCGACGGTTTTTGGACTTTCATCCTCGCGCTCGCGCTCGCGCTCTCTCTCAAAACTACTTTCAGGAGTTACTAAACCATCAGTATTTACTAGTGTTGGTTTTACCGTCGACGGATTCACCGTCGACGGGTTTTCAGTCTGCGGTAAAGATGCAACACCTTCGCCGATGATGCTGTCGCGTTGCTCTCGCGGTTCGTCGAAGATGACGAGCGAGAGCTTGCCGAAACGCCCGTCTTCGCGCTCCTGCTCCTTGTCGGCATAGCCGTGCTGAACCAGCTCGTTGACGATGCGGCGGGCCTTGTCGCGCCCGCAGCCGCCGCGCTTGGCGATGTCGCCGAGGATGACGGTCCAGTTGTCGGGCTTGGACAGGAGATAGCCCAGCAGCCAGCGCGCCTCCATGGAGAGGCGCACGTCCTCGAAGACGTGGTTCGGGACGGTGGTGTAGCGCGCATTGCGAACGCCACGCCTGATAGTGGCTTCTTCGCTCACTCCGCCGCCTCCAGCACCAGCTCGCGGCGCACGTTGCATTCCGCCAGCAGTTCGATCATCAGCGGCGGCACGCTGTTGCCGACCAGGTGGTATTTCTCGGTCTTGGTCAGCCTGCGCGTCTTGCCGTCGATGGTGATTTCGTCAGGCATTGCATCGCGCTTGAAGCCGTGCGCGGCGGCGCCTTCCTCCGGCTCCAGCATGCGGATGCCGATGTCGTCGATGTAGTGCGGCACGCCCTTGACCATAACCTCGACAAGGCCATTGCGCGCCTTGCCGGTCAGCGCGCCGAGCGGCTGGCACACGTCGTCATCCTGCTTGCCCGAGCCGAAATAGTGCTGGAGAAAGCCGAGGATCAGATGCGCATGGCTGCCGCCTTTGCCGCCGCCTGTGGACAGGGTTGCCAGCGGTTCTTCGACCGAGCGGCCGGCGACGTTGCTTCCGTACATACTGCCCAGCGTCGCGGCGACGAGAGCCGACTTGCCAGAGCCGCCGACAGTGACAGTCGGCGCAGGATCCTCGATATCAGCGCCAACGCTCTGGCCGAACTGCCGCTGAAGGCTGACAGCAGCCACGCCCTGCGTCGACCCGAGCGTGACGATGGTCGACACCGGGTCTTCCGCTGAACGGCCCGGCTCGCCCGTGTTGTGCTGGGCGAGGAAGGCCGCCACCAACGCCGCCTTACTGCCGCCGACCTGCGTTCGCGCCGGCTCCTCGATGTCGAGGACGCGCGGCGCCTGCCCCTCGCGCTCGCCATATCCCGACTGGATGAGGCTGGCCGCCACCACGGCATGACGGGGCGCGCCAGCCATAACAGTGTCCAGCGGCTCTGTCGGCATGGTGCCGTCGCCGTTCTGGTTGAACTTGGTCATATGCGCCGCGACCAGCACACGGTCTTCCTTGCCCGTCGTGGTGCCCAGCGGTTCCGCCAGGTCGCGCGGCGACGACTGCGCGGCCCGTCCGCCGGCACCGACGATCGTCGCGCCCATCAGCGCCATGCCGGACGAGGTATGAAGCGTGTTGACCGGCTCCTCGACCGAGTGGACGCCGTTGCGCGAGGCGGCGCTTTGCTGGTCCGTCCTGATCAGCGCCGGCACCGCCACCATGTTCTCGCCGCCCTTGGCTGTGGTGATCGTGCAGAGCGGATCGTCCACGGTTCGGGCCGCATTGGAGCCCTTGGTGTGCGTGATCGGCACGATGAACGGCTTCGCCGCGTCGACGACATAACGCATGACGCCACGCGCCGTGCGCCGCAGCGTCGCCTCGGCCAGCGGCTTCTTGCGCCCGAAGATCGACTTCACAGGCAGCGACCAGTCGATGATGGTGTGCGCGCCGACCCATGGTTTCAGCCCGAGCCGCTTGGCATCCTTGCGCGGCGCATGCGTGCGCACCGGCCACACGATCGCCCGGCCATCCGCCTGGGCGACGCCAAAGAAGCGCTTGCGGATGGTCGGCACGCCATAGTCGGCGCACACCAGCACGCGATGCTCGAAATTGTAGCCGAGGCCGCGCAGATGCTTCAGCCAGGCGCGCCAGATGCGGCCCTTGTGGGCGGGATCCGGGATCAGCCATTGCTGCTCGACCGGCACGCGTTCGCCCTTGGCCGCGACCGAACCGTCGAGCCGCAGCACGCGGCCCGTCGCCGGATCGCGCTTGGCTATAAGCGGCCCCCAAGTGGTGATCTCCTGCACGTTCTCCATGGTGATGGTCTCGGGCCGCACCGTGCCGGCCCAACGCAGGATCACCCATGCCAGCGACCGCCGCCGCTTGCTCACCGGCTTCGATCCCTTGGCCACGGAAAAGTGTGTGCAGTCCGGAGAGGCATGCAGCGCGCGCACGCCGCGCCCGTTGGTGACCTTTCGCGGGTCCGCCTCGAACACGTCGCAGCGCAGGTGCCGCGTATGCGGGTGCCGCTTCTCATGCACCGCGACCGCGACGGGATCATGGTTGATCGCGACATGGACATGGAAGCCGGCATCCTCCAGCCCGTCGCAGCCGCCGCCCATGCCGGCGAACAGGACGATCGTCATGCGGTTGTCGAGCGAAAATGGTGCGTTCATCGTCCCGCCTTCAGCCATGCGGCGAAGGCGGCGCGCAGCGCTTTCCACGCTTCGCCGGCCCGTCCGCCATCGTTGAGTTCATTGCGTGATTGGACGCCGAGCAGCGAGCGCACCTTCTGCACCACGCGCTCGTCGGTCAGCGGCCTTTCCAGCCCATGCGCCTCGTGCAGGAACACCTTGAAGGCCGGCTCCTGGCATTTCATGGCGCATTCGGCGGCGAAGTTCCTCGGGTTGCTCGCCTCGGGCGGGCCGGCCGCAGGCCGCACGCCCGACCGGGGCAAAGCCCGCCCCGCCGGAGCGCCTGCGGCACGTGAGGCAGAAGAGAGTTCGCGTATCTTGGCGAAGGCTTCGTCCAGCAGCCTCAGCAGGAAGCGCACCGTGTCGGGCGCTTCGCAGGCGAAGGCGATCTCGTCGGCGCTCGCCACCGGCTCGAAACGGGCCAGCACCAGAAGCTCGCCCATCTCTCCGCGCGCCTCGAGCAGGCCGCCCTGCTCGTCATGGGCGCGCGTCCAGTCGCCAGGCGCGATTGCTAGCAGCGCGGCTCGCACGGCCTTCAGCCTGACCGCGTCGGGTGAGAGATCCCTGTGCGAAGGCCGGGCGTTCATGGCATGCGCCCGTACTTCTTCATGACGCGGCCAAGATGCGCGCCGGCGCGCTCCATCTTCGTTCGCGCGGCAAGTTCGCCGATGCCGAATTTCGCCTGCGCCAGCCTGTCGGCGGCCTCGGCCACCTCGCGGCAGGCCTGCATGATGTCCCGGTCGGCCTTGGTGCTGGCGTCCCGTGGCTTGGGCTTCGGCAGGGACGCGGCCAGCCGCTCCACCTCGGCCAGCAGCATTTCGCGCACCACTGGCGCCAGCTTGCGGGCCAGCGGATCGACCTTGGTGTCGAGCGCGCTCATGCCGCGGCTTCCGCAGCGAAAGCGGCCAGCGTTTCGCGATAGCGTTCGGCTACCCTGGCCAGATCGGCCGGCGCGCAGCCTTGCCCATCGCGAACGGCCAGCAGCAGCGAAATGCGAAGATCGATGAACGCCAGCCCGACCTCGAAGCAGCCGCGCCGGCAGCATTCCACGATCGGTCCGCGATACTTCAGCAGCACGGAATCCGGCATGCGCAGCAGGATGTCGGCACGCTCGCGGTCGCCGTCGGCATCATAGAGCTGGCGCAGCATCGGCAGCATGGAATCGGTCAAGCGCCGTCTCCTGTTTCACATGGGACAGGTTCTGTAACCAATTGCGCGGCAATGGTTTTCAGCGTCACGCGGCGGTGCGGCGGGCGCTCCAGAAAGCTGTAGGGATCAAGCCCCGCCATCTCGCACAGCAGCAGGAAATTGCCCGCCGACAGCTTTTTGCCGTTGATGGCGCGCGACAGCATGGCGCGGTCGGTCAGCGGCCATTGCTCTTCGGCCCGCCGCAGCGAATAGCCGAGATCGTTGAGCCGGTCCTGAAAGGCATTGGCGAAGCGAAGGAAAGAGATGTCAGCCACGGCCGGCCTCCCGCAGCTTGCGGTCGAGCGCGCGCTTAAGCCGCTTCATCTCGCGGTCGGTTTCTGGGTCCGGAAGACGCTCGGCGGCCGGCGGATAGTGCTTGTCGCCGCGCAGCCGCTTGGCCTCGATCGCGGCGGCATAGCACCCGGCGGAATTCTTGTCGGGGTCGAATTTCTTCACTCTGCCGCCTCCAGATCGTCGAGGCCCAGCATGTCGAACATGGTCGGGATGGCGCGCTTGCGTTCCGCCTCCTGGCAGTAGCGCAGCCCATCGCGGAAATAGGTGTCGGAGAGTTCGGAAGCCTGGCCGCGCCGGCCTTTCAGGATGGCGCGGTAGGGCACGGTCATCAGCCCGCCGAACGGGTCATAGATGACATCGCCGGGATTGCTGTAGCGATCGATCAGCCGGTCGACGATGTCGAACTGCAACGGGCAGACATGCTTTTCCAGATTGCGGAACGCCTGCTGCCCGTTCAGCGTCAGCATGCGCACCACATCGGTCCAGACAGCCGGGTCGGCCGATGGCGGATCGAGCGTCATGTAGGTCTTCGACAGCGCGTCGCGCGCGGCCAGCTCCTCGCCTAGCTGCACGTGCTTTTCGAAATCGTAGATCGCGCCCTCGAACTGCTTTTGGAAAAGCGCGCGCAGCGGCTTCGGCCCGAGCCGCACCAGCTCATCGGTCGTCAGCAGCCGGTCGCCCGACGACGGCCAGAAGGCATGGGCGTCGAGTTGCCAGCGCGCCAGCGTATAGCCGCTGTCCGGCACCTGCGGTCGACGGTCGCCGTCGCTCCAGCGTTCGGCACCGTCGCCGGAGATCACCAGCGGTTTTTCGTGCACCACCGGCTCGTCGGCATAGCCGCGCGAAAGGTCGCTCTGCGGTCGGCGGAACAGCAGCACATATTCCGGACAGCCGACGCCCATCTTGGTCGCGTCCTTCATCATCTCGGAATAGGTCAGGCGGTAGGTCTGGTTGTTCTCCTTCACCACGTCGGTGGCGATGGTGATCATGCCGATGTATTGGAAACCGTGCTTCAGATAGTGGAAGATCGCCTCGGCATGGAAGGGCGAGACGGTCGGCACGCCTTCGCCGGTCACCGAGCCGAACAGCACGCGGTCCTTGACATGGATGCAGGCCAGCCGGCCGGGCTTCAGGATCCGCAGCAGCTCCGGCGTCAGAAAGTCCATCTGCGCCCAGAAATGGCCGTTGTCGTCGGTATGGCCGAAATCGTTGTAGCTGGCCGTATATTCGTAGTGGTTGGCGAACGGGATCGAGGTGATGATCTCGCCGATGGAGGCGTCTGGCGTGCGCCGCGCCTCAAGCACCGCGTCATTGTGAGCGATCACGAACCTGTCGCCGCGCTCTTCGCGACGCGCCACGCCGATCGAGCGCTGCAGCACGTCGTCCAGCGGCAGGCCGTCCAGCCCGTAGCGGCGGATGATCTCCGCCATGCGCGCCATCAGTTTTTCATGCTCGGCCCATTTGCCCTCGAGGTTGCGGCGCACCTCGCGCTCGGCCTCGGAATAGATGATGTCGATCCGACACTCATGCGCCTGGCCGAAGCGCACGATGCGGTGCACCGCCTGGATGAAATCGTGGAACTTGAAGCCGACGCCGACGAACACGGCCCAATGGCAATGCTTCTGGAAATTGTTGCCGGCGCCCGACATTTCCGGCTTGGTGGCGAGATATTTGAACTTGCCGTCCTTGAAGCCGATGGCGTTCGCCTCGTTGGCGTCCAGACCCTGCGTGCCGTAGATCGAGCGCACGCCGGGCACCGCCGCCTCGATCGCGTGCCGCTCATCCTCGAGGTCGTGCCACAGGATGCAATGCGCGTCAGCATCCCCGGCCAGCAGCTCGCCCATGCGGGCGATGCGCGCGGCCAGACTGTCGCGCTTGGCCGCGCTCGCCTGGGTGACGCCGAGCGCGGTGTTGCGGATCAGCAGGCCTTGCCCGTCGCGGTCGTAGCCGGCGGTGGAATGGTCGATCGGCACCTCGTGCCAGTTCACCTTCACCGCGGGCAGCACATAGCCGGCGTCGGGAAAGCCGAGATCGGCGGGCGATTGCAGGAACACCGCCCAGCTGTGCACCCACAGCCAGAATTCGTCTTCCTTGTGCGGGAACAGCGTCAGGTCACCGGCGCTCTCGGAATTGCGCTGGAAGAAGCGTGTCAGCGCCTGGCCGGTGTCCATCACGCCGAGGAAGCCGGCATAGTGGATCAGTTCCTTGGTGCGGTTCGGCGAGGGCGTCGCGGTCGCGACGAACTTGAAGCGCACGCCGGCAAACAGCGGCAGGAACGTCTGGAACGTCTTCGTGCCGTAGCCGCGCAGCACCGCCGCCTCGTCGAGGCTGGCGGCGACGAAGCGCGCCGCGTCGATCTTGCCGGCCAGCACGCTTTCGTAATTGGTGAGATAAATCGTGTCGGCGTCTTCGATCTCGGCGTCCGAACGGATGAACTTCAGCTTCACCGCGCAGTCGCCAGTGAACCGCTCCTGTGCCTCGGCGAAGAACTCATGCCGCACCCCAAGCGGAATGACGATCAAGCGAAGGCATGGCGGCCGTCCGATCTCCCCCCTTGCGGGGGAGATGTCCGGCAGGACAGAGGGGGGTGCACTAGCCTCTGCCTTCAGCATCTTGCCCACGAGCCGCATCAGCTCGATCTGCATGAAGGTCTTGTGCAGGCCGAACGATGCGAAGATGGCGCGGCTGCCGCCCTTCAGCGCCCAGCGCACGATCGCCCGGCAATGCGGCGCGCCGGCCGGGTTGATGTCGTCAGCGACGTCGAAGCCGTCGGCCTTGGCCAACTGCATCTTGCCGCGCAGGAAGGTGAGGTAGGGATCGTCGGCGGTGACGGGCGCGTTCATGCCGGCTGGTCCTCCGTAGCTTTAGCGAAGGAGGGCACCGCCTTGATGGCAGGAAGAACCTTGCCGGTCTCCGCATCGATACAGAGCAGATGAAGCGGGCAGAAGATTACGCCACTGCTGTCCGGCGCCTGATCTGCAAGCGATACATTGCGGTGCGGGCAGACCCAGCCTCGATCATCGCGTCGCGCCTGCTTTCCTTCCCAATATTTGAAATGGCAATTCCAGGTTTGATGTTTGGCCGCCAATTCCTGCATGCTAACGAAGAAGGGATTGGCCAGACGCCGGCACCTCCGGCGCTTCCACACTGGTGCTGGCAAGCCTTCGTTCTTCTTGCCCTTGTCGTTGATCATCAATGGGGATGCGAAGGCGCGCCGCCAGAACCACTCGTCATCTTCCGGCCCCGGCATGAACCGAGCGTCGAAATGGTAGTGGACGTCGTGGAAATCGAGGCAGTGGGAATCGTTGTGACTTGGACCGATCACTGGCCAATCGCGAACCCTATAGTCCCACTCGCCGCGTACTGTCGGTACGAGGTAATATTTGCCGATCTCGACAGGCCCGGTCAGTTGATCAAGCCGCTGGATCACGCCGCCACCGCCTTTCTGGTGCGCTGCTTCTTCGCCGCCTCCGCCGCTGGTTCAGCTTCAAACCCCCAGCTGTCCCAGCCAGGCCGTGCCGCGCGGGCGAACAGCTCCAGCTTGGCGAGGCCGGGAAACAGCTTTTCGATCTGTTCGGCGAACCAGTCCGGCTTTGCCGAATGCCGGCCCTTGCGCTCGCGATAAACCGTCTCGGGTTGCGTGCCGGGCAGGGGTGCTGCGATGTCGCCGCGGCGGCCGATCAGCAGGATCTCGTGCCGGTCGCGGCCCCAATAGCCGGTACCGGCGACTTCCTTGTCCCAGATCCAGTGATGCACATAGGTGAAGCCGCAGGCGGCAAGCACGCGCACGCCGTCGAGCAGCATCGGGTTGGTCGCCCACAGGAAGCACACGGCCGGATGCTCGCCGCCGATCAGCCCGGCCAGCAGCGTGCAGATTTCGTCGGTCGGCATGGTCGGATAGTGGTTCTCCGCGCTCTTCTCGCGGCCCGTCACTTCCGAGCGCACGGCGTATTGCCAGCAGGGATCGCCGTAATAGACGGGATAGATGCGCGCCAGCGTGGCCGGCGCGCTCTCGCGGCCGCGCTCGGCGATCAGGTCCATGTTGGTGAGCCGCACGGCATGGCGCAGCTTCTGCCTGGCCGCGCGGATCTCCTTTGCCCGCGCCACGATCTCTCTTTCTTCGCGGGCCAGCACCTCGCGCTGCGCCTCGACCGCCAGGTTGGAAAGCGCTTCGCCGGCATGCACGGAAACCCGGCCGGAGCGGATCGCCTCGACCAGCTCGACGGCGCCATGGTCGCGTATGCGCTTGGCGGCGATCACCGCGCGTTCCGAAATCGACAGCCGCCGCGCCGCCTCCCGGGTCGGCAAATTTGCTGACCCGGCCGTCGCCTGGTTGATGCCGCGATCCCAGTCGACGATCTGCGCCGCCACCATGGCGCGCTGGCTTTCCGACAGGTGCCGGCGGCGCAGGTTGAGCGACAGCACGAAGTCGAGCGGATCGTCGCCGACAAACTCGGTGAAGACAGGCTCGACCTCGGCGAAGCGGCAGGCGGCAAGCCGGTTGCGGCCGTCCAGCACCATGCCGTCCAGCAGCACGATCGGCACGCGCTGGCCATAGGTGACGATGTCGTCGGCCAGCTCGTGCATCTCCTGTTCCGGCAGCAGCGGGAACAGTTCGGCCAGCGGGTGTGGGAGAAGGTCTGTCATTTGCGCCCCCGCCATGCCTTGAGGATGCGCTCGACCAGGTCGGGCTTGACGCCGGTTGCCTTGGCGATGGCCGCAAGGCTGCCTTGCCCGGCGCAGGCGAAGACGAGCGTCACCTGTTCGTCGAGTTCCGTGTCGCTGACAGGCGCGCCGCGCTCCTGCCCGACGCGGGCGGCAAAGGCGGCTTCGAACAGCATCTTGGCCATGGCCGTCGGCGACACGCCATGGTCGCGCGCCCGCTTGGTCACGGCATCGAAGACCTTGGGCGAAACGGCGATGGCGAATTGCTTGCGCTCGACGGCTTGGAACATCAGGCCAGCCTCTCCAGCACGCGCGGCGCCGCCCGTTCGGCTTCGGTGCCGCGCCCTTCGCTGAGCCGGCGGTGAAAGGTGCAGTAGCTGCGGCCGGCGAAGCCCGGCAGCCAGTCGGCCTCGGAAACCTCGACCGCGCAGAAGCGGGTCGCGGCCCCGTCACCGCGCAGCGGAAAGCGGCACTGGTGGCTGTCGAGGTCGGCCAGGATCCGGCCGAGGCTATTGCAGCCGTTCGGCATCGGCGCATCGATGCCCGCCAGCATGTCGGCAACGGTCCTCATGCGGCACCGCCGGTCACCACGGACAGCCGCTCGCCGGCCATCACGCCGGCAAGCGCGTCCTGGATCGCCGCATTGAGATCCGCGATCTGCGCACTGATGGCGCGCAGGCCGGTCGCCTCGTTGACAGTCGTGATACCGTCCGCTCGCGCTTTGACGGTTTCGACGACCAGCCGGCCGGCTTTCTCGACCAACCCTGCAACAAGCTCTTCCAAATGGGCGACCCGGGCACCATTGTCGGCAGCGTCGGTCAGCGTGCGGCCGTGGAATTCCGCCATCACCGACGTGACGAAGGGTCGGCCGCAATCCTCTTCCAGCGTCAGCACCACGGAAAGCGACATCAGGTCGCGATCGATGCCGCCATTCCAGCGCCCGACCTGGCCTTTGGAATAGCCGGTCTTTTCCATGACGCGGGCAATGCCGCCGCAGGCCTCGACCAGATCGTGTTGCGCGGCCAGCAGGCGCAGTTGCCAGCGTGTCGTGAATTCGTTCAAGGTCGCCTCCTCGTAAGGCAAAAGCATTCACGCGGCGGGAATTGCCGCCGGCGTTTCCCGTGGTGGGACGGTCTTGGAAAGTTCAGTATCGGCGGGTGAATTCCTCTAGGGCCCGCAACAACATGTCCTCATGGTCCGCCGCTCCTGAAACGATTGGCCGCCCGCCGCGCATAGCCGGGCAGGGCGGCAAGATCCTCGATGTCGTCGGCACCGCGCGACAGCAGCGCCGGAATGCCGATGGCCTCGCCGGCCGCTGCGATCAGCGCGGCCAGCGTGTCGCCCATCGAGCGGCCCTCATGGGCGGCGATCAGCGACAGGATGAAGGCCGAAGCCTCGGAAAGAGAAACCGCGCCGGCGGAAGAGGTGGGGTCGGCCGGCGCGGTCGCGTCCTGCCCGGGGGCGTTCGGACAGGATTCGGTGAAATGGCAAAATGCCGCGCCGCCCAGGGAGGAGCCGGACGGCGCGGCAGGGGCTGCGCGTGGTGCTTGGGAGGCTGGCGCAGTGGGGAATTCGGCGGCGCGGCGCGGCACGAGGCGATCGGTGAAGGACGGGGCGGCGAGGCGCGCGCTCATGCGGCGGCCTCCGGCGCCGGAATTTCAAAGAACCAGGCATCGTTCCACTGGATGCCGCGCTCGATGGCTGCTCCGCGGATGGCGCGCATATCGTCAAGCGAAGGAGCAACTCCGGCCTCCCATCGCGAGACGGTTGCCTGGGTTACGCCTGCCAAGACGGCAAATTCCGCTTGTGTGACCCCAAAAACTTCGAGGCGAATATGACGAATAGCGCTCATAGCGGCGCATATTATGCGCAAACGGATAGTTTGCAAGCGCAGTTTTATGCGCAAGCGGATTTTTCTTTATCCGCCGACCGTGGCAGCGTCCCCGGCATGACCATTGAGGACAAAATTCGAGCGATTATGAAGGCCACCGGTTGGAAACAACAGAAGCTGGCCGAGCACTTCCGCGTCTCGCAATCAACCGTCAACCGCTGGCTATCGGGATCTGAGCCGGAAGGGCCGCGTAGAGATGCGATAAACGAAACCTACGTTGAGCATGTCCGTGTGGCGGAGCCCGTGGCCGAGCCATCATCGGTCAGAGATATTGACGAAGTACGTGTGATGCTTGAGCGGATCGATGGATTGAGGCCTGAAAATATCACTGTCCTGCTTTCGGCAATTCAGGGATTCCAACAGGTCAATGGCGTACAACCATCACCAGTCCCGCCAGGTGATCAACCTGCACTCGCCAGCCGCCCCCATGAATCCGAGCCATCTCGGAGGCGATAGCGTCGGCATATTTCCGAACCTTCGCGGGCGGATCGAGCGTTAGTTCGCATCCCGCCATATCTCGCAATTTAGCCAACGTGGTCTCGTTCCGCGTTTTATTGCGCTGCTTCACCTGATGCTGGATCGCCAATTCTAACTCCCAAGCCCTGCCAGAACAGACTAGGAACAAAAGCCTAGTCCTGTCAATAATTACTCTGCGGCCCGCATGGTCGCAGAAGCTGTTGACCCAATGCTGTTGTGGATGCGCTCAAAGTAGCGCGAGGCTGAATTTCAATGCTTTTCTCGGCTGCGCGCTACTTTGGCGCGAGCCGGGAGTTGATAACCTGTTGAGAACAGGCCGACGGCTTTTAGCCGAGGCTTGGACAGCACCGCCGCTCCCGGCCAAAAGCCAGGGTGCGCGATGCCGCCAAGCAGGCGCGCGGTTCGGCGCCTGTGCTGCGCCTATCTCAATCCGGGTTATCAAGCCCGACTCGACGGTAGAACGGCAGGGAGAGAATGCAAGCGCGGATTGCGTCTGGTAACGGAAGTTAACAGCGCCGTTGCAATATAGTTACCGAACCGGAACATCGAGCAGGGAGGGGCGCTTCGCCTGCAAGTGAGAGCGGCATAGCGTTCTTTCCCTGGCACGGCGCAGGACTTTTCGCGTCCCGGTTTATCCGTTTGCGCATTTTCTTGATTGACTAATATCCGTTTGCGCATATTATCCGCTCCACTCGCAATCCCGCGATGGAGGCAAACCATGATCACCTATCAGCCACATCAGGTCGTCGGCGCGCTCACACATCGGCCCGAGCGCTCGATCGTCGAGCGCATGGCCGAGCGCGTGCTCGAGCTCGGCATGAACGGCACCGCCGTCACCAAGGACGCGCTGTTCGAGCATACCGACTTCACCCGCGAAGAGATCGACGCCCACGCGCTGGAGGCCTGCAACCTCGCCAGGGCGCGCGCCGTCCGCAACGTGGCCTGACCGCGCCATGGCTCACATCGTTCGTTCCGCCGCCGAGCGCCTGATCGCCGAGGCGGCCAAGTCCCGCGACGTCGAGGCGTGGATTGTGCGCCAGATCCTCGCCGGCCAGCGCCCCTCGCAGATCCTGTCGACGCTCGACCGCCTCGCCGGCAAGATCGCCGGCGACGGCGCGGCCGGGCTGACCTTCGCGTCCGTGCTGGTCTTCGCCACCACCTTCGCCGTGCTCGGCTGGGTGTGGCCGTCATGACGCGCGACAGTTTTCCGCACTGGCCCGGCTTCGACCCGATGGAAACCATCGCCGTGCCGTCGCATGGCGAGCCGCGCATGGTCTGCCAGAACTTTCCCGAATGCGGCTGCGGCGACGACTGCACCGCCGGCCCGCCGCTGGAATCGGCCGCCGTGCAGTGGATCCTGACCGGCCTGGTGGTCGCTGCCGCCATCATAGGCGCCGGGCTGTTCTATGTGGGCGCGCGCTGATGCAGATCGGTCGCATCGAAGGTTGCACGCGCGTCATCGGCAAAAGCCAAGGTTATATCGGCCTGCCGCTGCGCGACATCCTCATCAATGACAGCGTAAGCGGGCCTGACACGCCGGCCATGGAAACCGCTTGGTTCCCGACGCCAGACGAGATCGCCGCGATCAATGCGGGCGCGCCGGTGATCCTGCGCGTTCTCGGCACCGGCCACCCGCCCGTCATGCTGCTTACCGGCGAGGTGCCGAAATGACCACCTTCCGCATCCACTTCGCCGATGGCCGCACCGCGCTCGTCGATGCCGAGACGCCGAAGGACGCCGCCAGCAAGGCCGCGAAGTCCGGCCACGCCGGCCCCATCGCCAAGATCAAGCGCGCGAAGGATCTCGCCGCATGAGCAACAACCAGAGGAGTTTACTCATGGACGCCAAGTTGATCGAACTGACCGCAAGCATCGTCTCTGCCTATGTCGGCAACAATCCCGTGCCGGCGACGCAGCTGCCGGAGCTCATCGCCAGCGTCGATGCCGCGGTGCGCAGGCTCGGCGGGCAGGTTCCGGACGTCGAAGGGGCGCCGGTGCCGGCGGTCAATCCGAAGCGCTCGGTCTTTCCAGACCACATCATCTGCCTTGACGACGGCAAGCGCTTCAAATCGCTCAAGCGCCATATCGCAACGCTCGGCATGACGGCTGACCAGTATCGCGCGAAATGGGGTCTTGGCGCCGACTATCCGATGGTCGCGCCGAATTACTCGCAGAAGCGTTCGGCGTTGGCAAAGGCCTCTGGCCTCGGCCTCACCAGCCCGCGCCTCCGCCCTGTGATCCAGTAGAGGGACAGGACGCTCATGCCCAAGATGCCCCAACAGCGCACGTTGCAAGACGTCTTAGAACCCGGCTTCTCCGCCGGCTACGAACAGTTCAAGGAACTGGTCGACTGGAGCCAGGGCCAGGCGCACCTGACCGCTGCCCAGAAGGCCTGGGCATTCTGTTTCGAGCGGGCATCCGTGGGCATGATCGAAGCGATGAACAGCGCGGAAACAAAGTTCGAAATGCCGCCGCACGAGATCGTCATCGAACTCTGGAGCGCGGTGGGCTCGGCGCTGGCCACCATCAATGGGCAGGCGTTCAAGGAGGAAGGAATGGCGCAAGTGCGCCGGTGCATGCTCCAGCACATCAAGTTCGGCTACGACAGGACGGTTCAAGGCATGACGGAAGGGTTTCCGTCATGATCGAGAAGCATGCCGGCCTTCAGCACATCGTCTGCGAATGCGGCGCCGCGCAGCGCCGCACCTATCAGGCCGACGAGTTCGACGTGATGGTGTCGGACGCTCGCGGCGAAGGCTTCGTCATCGCCAAGGTCGCCGGCCAATGGACCCACACCTGCCAGGACTGCGCTGCGCCCGGGCGCAAGCAGCGGAGGCTGCTTTGACGCAAACTCAACCCTCAGAAGGACTGACCATGCCCGCGAAGAAGAAATCCGCCGCTGCCACCGATTCCGCGCCGATCATCGCCTACAAGGGTTTTCGGGATGACCTGACCTGCCGGCCGGATGGCAAAGTCTTCCAGTTCGAGATCGGCCAGACCTATCGGCATGACGGCCCGGTGAAGGCCTGCAAGGGCGGCTTCCATGTCATCACCGGGCATCCGCTGGCCTTGTTCCAATACTACGCGCCGGCCGGCACCCGCATCTGCCAGGTCGAGATTTCCGGCGAGACGCACAGCGACGACGGTGGCGAGAAGACCGCCGCCGAAATCCTCACCGTCGGCAAGGAGATCGGCCTCACGCAGCTCATCCTTGACGCCGTCAAATGGGTGACCGATCGCGCCAAACTGGTCGACGGCAACCATACTTCAGGCGATCAGGAGGCAGTCAAGGTCACTGACGATGGAGGCGCTGCCACCGCCTCAGGCGTCGAGGGCGCTGCCACCGCCTCGGGAGCACGGGGCGCTGCCACCGCCTCGGGCAACGGAGGCGCTGCCACCGCGTCGGGAGACCGGGGCGCTGCCACCGCGTCGGGAGACCGGGGCGCTGCCACCGCGTCAGGCGACCGGGGCGCTGCCACCGCCTCGGGAGACTGGGGCGCTGCCACCGCCTCTGGATATCAGGGCGCTGCCACCGCGTCGGGAGACTGGGGCGCTGCCACCGCATCCGGCGAACAGGGCGCTGCCACCGCGTCGGGTTGGTGGGGCGCTGCCACCGCCTCTGGATATCAGGGCGCTGCCACCGCCTCGGGCAACGGAGGCGCTGCCACCGCGTCGGGAGACCGGGGCGCTGCCACCGCATCCGGATATCAGGGCGCTGCCACCGCCTCTGGATATCAGGGCGCTGCCACCGCATCGGGCTTCGAAGGCAAGGCGCGGGGCAGGGAGGGTTGCGCACTCTTCCTGGTCGAACGGTCGACCTCCGGCGAGATCGTCAACGTCTGGGCTGGCATCGCCGGCCGGGACGGCATCAAGCCCGACACCTGGTACCAGCTGCGCGGCGGCAAGCCGGTCGAGGTGGAATGAACAAGCCGCGCGAAAAACCCCGCCTGTCATGGGCGACACGGCCCATGCCGCCACTGACTGTCGCGATCCTGGAAGAGCATCTCGACATCGTGGCGGTGCTCATGTCCAAGGCCGGACGCGACGCCGACCTGTTGCTGCCGATCTGGCGGCGGGTGCAGCTTGAACTGAAAAAGCGCAGGGAAGCCGACGCCATCCTGGACGAGGCGAGGGCGCGCCTCACACGCGCTAGACAATCGACGGATCAAACGGCAGCGCGATCCGCATAAGCTGTTCGCGCCGCCACTCCAGGCCGCCGCCGCTGCCATATTTCGGCCGGTCGACCGTGTGCCCCATCAGGATCTTGCGCAGTTCGGCATCGATGCCGCCTTCCTTCATGCGATCCTCGAAGGAATGCCGGAACGAATAGAACTTGTGCGCCTTCGTGGGAAACAACCCGTTCTCGCTGAGAAATTTGTTGACCGTCGCCGACAGGTCGTTTTCCCGGTCGCGATAGCGCGGAAAGCCCGCCTTGTGCCGCTCGGCCGCGGCAAGCGCCACGCCGACCAGAGGCACCAGGCGTCGCGACGATTCCGTCTTTATTTCGCGCGGATCGTCAGGATCCTCGCGCGGCTCGATCGACACATGCGGCACCTTCGCCGACCAGCGGATGGCGGACGGCTCCATGTTGCAGATCTCGCTGGGGCGCGCGCCCGTCTCGATCATGATCAAGAGCACGCCGCGCGCTTCCTCGTTCATGCCGGCCAGCGCGCCGGGCTTCAGGATTGTGTCGCGGATCCATTCCGTCGGGATCGGCGGCCGCGAGCGCTTGTTCTTGCGGCTGAAGCTGAAGCCGTCGAACGGGTTCGGGCGCTTGCTGTCACCCTGGTATTTGAAATAGGCCTCGAAAAGGACGCGCATGTTGCCAAGGTCGCGGTTGCCGGAATTGGCCGACGCCGTCTGCGGCTCGCCCTTCTTGGGCACGATGCGGGCCAGCCAGTGCAGATAGACCTTCTTGGCATCGTCGACGGTGATGTCTTCCATCGCCTTGTCGCTGCCGGCGATCCTGATGAAGTTGTTGACGGCGCGCTGCTTGACCTTTTTCCACTGGGCCTTCTGCACCTGGCTCTTGCCGACCAGCTCGTCGGCGACGATCTCGTTGCAATAGATGTCGAAGGCCTTGGTCACGCTCGTCTTGGGCACGTTGACGCCGCCCAGCAGCGGCAGGCCGACATCCTTGCTGACGCCGAGTTCCTTGATGGCGGCGAAACGCCGTTGCAGCTCTTCGTAGTCGGGAACCTTTTCCAGTACGGCCGAGGAATGGAAGGAGAAGTCCATCGCCTCGACGCGCCGCACGGCGGCGTCGTAGCGCAGCCGCGCCGGGTCGTTCTGGCCATCGACGATATAGGACGCCCACAGCGTATCGTCGGCCGCCTCGAGCTGGTCGCGCTTGCGCCGGGCCAGGGTCTTTTCCCTGGTCTTGAGGCTCATGCGGATCTGCGGCGCGCGCGCGTCGAGATGCGCCAGAAGCTTCGGCACCCGGCGCTTGTACCAGTAATAGCCGTTGATGGTGGCGAGGTAGCGATCGTCGTCTTTTCGCTCGTCCGCCTGCTTGCGATTCCGCCCCAT